AGGCTCGCGAGCTGTAGACATATTTCGTATGGCTTGTGCTCTTGCAAACAAGTTCCCAGTTCAAACTGAGGCTGGTCGTCTTGCAGTAGAAACTATGATGATTCGATTTAACGCAGAAAAGGTGCGTCCTCCACTTGAGCTTGAAGGCCAAGGTGGATTGCTAATGCACGTTCGTCGTGCTATTACATTTGTTATTGAAAATCCAAAAACAGATCGTATGTGGCCAGGTCTTACAGAGTGGGCACAAAAATCTCAACAAGAGTCACAAGCCAAGATTACAGCAAAGGCTAATGGAACACCGCAGCCGGCAGTATCAGAAGTACGTTCTTATGGTTTTAATGAGAACAGTCATCTGCCAGGTACTGTTGGTGGAACTATTAGCGCAGGTATTCAAGACGGAGATTCAGTTCGTGATGCATCTAATCTTTCTAACATTGACGTTCCAGGTGACGCAGACGCTATTGGTGAAAATGAAGGCGGAGAACCTGGAAAAAGAACTTTAACTGATACAGGAAATGGTCGTCGTCTTGTAGATGCGTTTGGTCCTGCAGTTCGCTATACCCCTGGACTTGGTTGGTTTCACTGGGACGGAAGTTACTGGAAGCCTGACATTGAGAATCTTGAAATGCGTGAGCTTACAAAAAAGCTTGCACCAATTATTGCCAGTGAGGTCGTAAATTACGATGACCCTGATAAGCAAGGTGAAGTAATTAAGTGGGCTCAACAAGCAAAATCAAATTCTAGACTTGCCGGTGCGATTGAATCTGCAACATCCGACCCACGCATTCTTGTTGGCGTGGAGAACTGGGACAGCGATGAACACCTTCTTGGTGTTGCTAACGGAGTTATAGATCTTCGCACCGGCGAGCTACTTAAAGGACGACCTGATCTTTACATTACACGTCGTGCTCCGGTAGCTTACACTCAAGGTATGCGCAATATCCGTTGGGAACAGTTTATTGACTTTGCTACTGGCGGAGATAAGGAATTACAAGAATGGTTACAGCGTGCAGCTGGTTTCTCGTTAACTGGCTTACGCACCCACGATGTTATGTTTTTAGTCTATGGTCCTCCAGGGTCTGGTAAAAACACATTTGTTGAAGCTCTTGTAAAGTGTTTAGGAACACAACAATACGCTTGGCCACTTGATTCATCTATCCTTGCTCAAGGAGATGGCCACTCTAACGGATCAGATCTTTATCACTGGGCTGAGCTACGTGGTCGTCGTTTAGTGTGGGTTGATGAGTTGCCAGATGGCGAGCGCATGAAGGAAAACTCAGTTAAGAAACTGACAGGATCTTCTGAAATCTCTGCTCGTTCACCTGGTGAAAAACCGTTCACGTTTCAATCACGTGCAAAATTATGGGTTACGACTAATCACCGTCCTATTATTAACGATGATGCAATGTGGCGTCGTATTCGACCAATTCCTTGGTCAAAGGTTCCGGAGTCACCAGACCCAGAGTTGAAGGCTTACATATTTGACCCTGAAGGTGCTCTTCCTGCTGTTCTATCTTGGGCAGTTGAAGGTGCAATTAAGCTTCTTGGCTCGAGTGCGCGTGACTCTCTTGGTTGGTGTACTGCTGTGTCTGAGGCTGCAGACATTTATCGTAAGAACGAAGATCGTATTGGTATCTTCTTAAATGAAGAAACAAGAGAATCTGAAGGTGCTCGTTTACCTATTAAGGCTCTATACGCAGTTTATCGCTTATGGAGTGAAGAACGTGGTGAACGCGCCATGACGCAGATTGCATTCCAAAGAAAGATATCTGACCGTGGTCACGATATTACAGGTCTTGGCTCAAGGGCAGAAATTGTTGGAAGAGTACTTATTCCACGTGCTGTGCCTACAGGTGACGTTGACTGGGCAAGCGCAACAAGATTTGCAAGAGGTTAGGACAGTATATGGGAGATAGCGCAGAATCATGGCAAATGCCTTGGAGTCAGATGTCTCAAATTCGCACGGAGATTGAGTCAGAACTTCGTAGTAAGATATCAAGCGAGATATCCGCGTACTCTGCTATAGCTTTAGAACGTGGAATATCAAACTACTTTATTAGCGGACTAGATGTGGCAGCTAATATAGCACTGTTAGGACTGCCACAAAGAGAAAGAAAACAAGAGGAGACAGATAATGAATGAAGAAGAGATAGTCGACGCAGAGATTATAGAAGGAATAGAAGTTCCGCGCAACGAGGACGTGGTTGAAGCTATAGAACATGGAATGAAAAACATGTATTTAAGTGGGCCAATGGACGGAATTGAAAACTACAACCACGACCTGTTCAACAGAATTGCCCAGGAGTTTAGAGCTGTAGGCTTTATGGTATGCTCTCCTTCAGAATTTTTTGATGGAGATAAGACTAAGCAACGCAAAGAATACATGAGAGAAGCTATCAAGTATTTACTTGAAGCTGACACAATTGTACTTCTACCAGGGTGGGAAGAAAGCAAAGGCGCACGCCTTGAGGCTACAATTGCCACAGAGTTAGATCTTACCATAATGGAGTACGTAGAAAACGACGAGCAAGCAGCTAAACTACCACCAGTTGGCGGAACACTGTCTTCTATGGAAGAAATCAAGCAGGCGGAAGGTTTTCATAACCTAACTCTTGTAGATGAAGAAGGAAATGATCTACCTGCAAATCTAGGTTCTTTTACCACTGTAGAGGAAAAATAAGAAACCTGCAATAAAAGACGCCAAAGTACACGGTGTAGGTATATAGTACAAACAGGATTAACTGTGTACTTGGGAGAGAGACACGAATCCTAAGGGCCTGAGGAATCAGGCCCTTCTCCTATTTTGTCAGCCTTTAAGAAGTTTAATGTTTTACGAATAGTAGACCCATGCCACTTTCCACCTAATGCTGTTGGAACATTTTGAGCATTTAGTTGACGAGCTGTTTCATGATATGAAACACCTTTATCTCGCAGTTCTGTGATGATCTTTATCGCCTCGTCTGAGATTTTACTTTTAGGTCCAAGATCTACTCCCCAGTTCTGTCCAGTCTCGCGACGATACTTGTGCACTGACTTTTGTCGCTCTGAGATTATAGATCTTTCCATCTCTGCAAGTGCAGACATGATTGTTACAACAAATCGTCCTTGATACGTCGATGTATCGAGGTTGAGATCTAGCATTACTAAACGCCAACCCTTCTGATTAGCTCTGTCGATAATGTTTAAGAAGTCCTTTGTGGAACGTGCTAGGCGGTCTACACGGGTAACAATTAGCGCCGAGGCTGTTCCATTGTCTAATCTTTCAAGAGCTCCACGCAGGGCTGGACGACCTTTAATTGACTTACCAGAGCGCCCTTCCTCACGGACAAGTTCCATCTCGGTGTAGCCAGCAAACGTGGCTGCTGCCCTAAGTTCTCTCTCCTGAGCGTCCAAAGACATGCCATCTGTAGCCTGCATCTGCGTAGAAACACGTGCGTAAAGTAGCGCTATACCTGCTGTCATAAATTCTCCATATTCATCAAATTCCGCATGAATGTACAATTCTTTACCCGTAAAACTAGTGTACACCCTTTTGGTTAAACGTGTATGATTATAGCAGGGTTTTAGCCACCTTAACGACGTAAAACACCCAGTACACTTGCTAGATACGGAATACAATTGTAGCATGTCCCATAAGGTAAAAGATAAAGTAAGTCTCACCTGTAAGCAGGGTTCTACCTTTACACGTCACATTACTTACAAGAGCAATGGTGTAATAGTTAACCTTACAGGTTACACCGCAAGGATGCAGGTTCGTCCTTCATACGCCTATGAGTCATCAGTTGTGATAGTAGATCTAACTACTGGTAGCGGAATAACAATAGACGGAGAGCATGGCGCAATTGACCTAGCTATCACCGCAAGTGCAACCGCAGCTATCACCGCAGGCAACTACGTGTATGACCTTGAGGTTGTAGCTCCAGGCGGAACAGTTACAAGATTATTAGAAGGACCTTTCATCGTTACACCGGAGGTGACACTATAATGGCTGACATTGAAATAGAGATCTCGAATCAAGGACCGCAAGGTGCACAAGGACCGACTGGCCCAACGGGTCCTCTAGGACCAACTGGACCTTCAGGAGGGGCAACCGGACCGACTGGTCCACAGGGACCGACAGGTCCTGGGCTATCAGTCGTATCTGTTCCTGCCACTGCGACGTCGTCTGGAACTGTAGGACAAATCGCATGGAGTAATACCTATCTTTACGTGTGTGTAGCAAGCAACACATGGATTCGTGTCTCTAGAGCGGCCTGGAACTAAGACTTCCGTGTAAGACTTCCGTGTGGGAGTTAAGAAGTTGAAAGCTAAACAAAATAAGGCTTTTTTGAAGTTCCGCTTTAATTGTACATTTTGGCGCTAAGAGGCGATATAATAACCTATTGCCCTAAAGGCGTAGGTCGCAGCCAGTTGGAAAGTCTAACGTAAGAGCATAAGTCTATAAAACCCTACAAATGAAGAAGGCATATCGTCCTGAACATGACGTACAAC